AACTAGCACTTGGACTTGGTTGAAATATGCTGATGATGCTAGTGGTAATGGTATGAGCGATGATCCAACTGGTAAGATTTATATGGGTTTGGCTCAAAATAAGAGTACTGCTACTGAGAGTACTAATCCTGCTGATTATACTTGGAGTTTGATTAAGGGGACGGATGGTGTAGATGGTTTGCCTGGTAATAGTATTTATATTACTTATATTAATTATCCGCCTGAAAATAAGCCTGCTCGTCCAACTGGTGATGGTACTAGTGATGGTTGGCATACTAATATGACTGATGAGGTTGTGTGGCAGAGCCAAAAGATTGCAAGTAGTGCAAGTGCTGGTACTTGGGGTGATCCTTTTATAATATTTCCTAGTCGTAAGGGTGATGCTAGTTTGATTACTACTCCAAAGCATTATCATGTATTAACGGCTGGTGCGTCTCCTGCTAGTAATAGTAGTCGTTGGAATACTGGTGGACTTAAGATTTATGTAAATGGGGTTGTGGTTAAAGATGTAATAGGGTTGCCAGATATTTATTGGCTAGGGGGTAGTTATACAGAGATGTATCATGCTTTTGCTCGTGTTTTGGAAGCTTTTTGGGATTATGAAGGTGGCAGAGTTTTTTATAATGAGGATAGTGGTGGTTCTGCGAGGTATCAGTTTGTTTGTCCTTATGTGGCAGGGGGTAGTGGCATAGATGTTTTGCATCCTGCGGATAGTTCTGCAAGGTATCAGACAGATGCTTATATTAAGACTAAAACTACGTCTAATCCTGTGCAAACTAATGAATGGTTACGTGTGCGTACTGCTTGGCATACTAATAACTATGATTCTCCGCCTGCTCGTCCAACTGGTAGTGGTAGTAGTGGGGGGTGGAGTACTAGTAGTAGTACTGGTGCAAAGTGGCGTAGTGTGATGTTGGGTAGTGATTATGGTGATGGTAGCCAGTGGAGTGTTCCTGTTCCTGTGGATGCTCCTGTAGAAGGACATCAAGTTTGGAAAAAGATTAGGTATCAAGCTAAAAGTGATGAATCGGCTCCTTGGCATAGTTTGGGTCTAACAAATGGTGAGTTGCGATTAATTGTTGGTGGCAAGGTGTGCCATATAACTGGTGTAGATGTTAGTAGTGGTACTGGTGTGCAAAATGCTCAACGTATTGAGGATAAAATTTCTGCTGCTGGTTTTGCTGTAACTGTTAATTATATTGATAGTAGGTATGTTTTTGAGAGTGATGATGTTATTGATAATGTTTGGAGGTATGTGTATGGTGAGGATGGTTCTTTTTGGGATGGTGGCGATGATCTAAGTCCTTATTTTTTAAAAATTTCTAATTTTGGGATTAAAAGTATTTTGCATATCTATAAATTTACTGTATGGCATACTAATAGTTGGGATTCTGCTCCTACTGCTCCTACTGGTGATGGTAGTGGTCAAGGGTGGGTAACAACTGAGCCGAGTTCTCCGCATTGGCGGTGTACCAAGGAATATATAAATTTAAGTGGGGGCAGTTGGAATGAAATGGAAGCAATTTAGTTTTTGTGGTGTATAGTATAATAAGTGTATCATAAAGGAATAAAGTTATGACAGGATATATAGACAGAATTACAAAAGAAGCTATGAAAAAGCTTGGTACACGAGCTTATTATGGCAGTAATAGAAATGGTGATGTTGCTAGAGATAGGCGTAGTGCTTTGAGTGGGGTAGTTACTGAGGGTGTAGCTGGTGCAATGCCAAAGCTAACAGATTTTGCAAGTGTGGGGGGTGGTAATAGGGTGGATACTCGTTGGACGGGTTCGCAGACTAGTGAGGGGGTGTATAATGAGCCTAGTTTGAATGTGGATAATGAGGCTTATACGTCTGCTATGTTCGATTGGATGAGGAAAAACGATAGGTATAAAGATTGGAGTGATGATGAAGTACGTGCTGTTGCTGGTGGTAGTGCTGGCAAGTCTCCGTCTGGGGTTAATGCTTATTTGTTTGCTGAGGAACAAGGGCGGAATTATAGGCAGGCACGTGATGAGGCAAAGGCTGATAGGGACGATATTCTTGCGGAAATTTCTGCTTTTGATGCCCAATATAATGATGCTTGGGTGGCAAATAAGTTGGCGGTTGAGGGTGCTATGTGGGATAGTAAGATTAATGAGAGTATGCGTAGGGTAGAAGAAAGATATGCAGCAATGGGAAAAGTGCCGCATCCAGCAGTTTTGGCAGATGTACATGCCAGATTGATAAATCAAAAAGAATCTGCTATGCAGATTAGTCAAATGAACTTAGAGCAACAAAAGGCAGATTATAAGCGTTCTATTATTAGTATGAAAGATAAAGTTTATTCTAATACTAATAGAGATGTGATGAATCCAGCTCAAATTTTGCAAGCTATGAATGCTGTTGGTGATTCCGCAGGAAAAAAGGAGTAATTTATTATGGGTTATAATCTTATGTATGGTGATGGGGTTAGTCCTGAGTTGGCAATGGATATGTTTAAGGGTGCGGAAAATGCGTCCAGAACTAGCAAAGAGTTGATGCTAGCACAGCAAGAGTTGCGACAAAGAAGTGTTAATATGCAAGAGCAATCTCTTGCATTAAAAAAGAAGTGGGGAGAAATTAGTATCCAACGCCAATTGCGTCAAGATAGGCTTAATGAAGAATCTACTTATTTACAACATGAACAAATGAGACGTTCGATGGCTTTGCGATCTGATGCAAACCGTCGGGCAAATGTTGCGCAGGGTGCGAGCCTTGCACGGCAAAATCGTTTGGATAATTTTGCTATGCAACAGTCTGGTGGGGTGGTGGCTCAGAGAAATGCTAAGTACTCTATGCTTAGAGATAGACAAAAGCAGTTGGCAGGGTTGCGAAAAGAAGAAAATAAGTTGTACTCTCAGGGTGCAAAATTATTAAAGCGTGGTGAGGTTGGTAAAGGTAGAAGATATACCGATGTTGCTGGTAGGGTTTGGGATGTTCCTGCTAGTGGTGGCGGGTTTTCTGATTTAAATAAGCGAGCAAGACAAGATGCTGGTAATAGGCTTAGTAGTATCACTGCAAGAATAAAGGTATTAGAGCGGAGTCTTGCCGATGCAAAGGCATTGGTTGATGATGATAAACAACGTGGTGGTGCGGTGAATAGCGAAATTGCATCTCGGCATTTAAAAGAATTAGAAAGGCTGGATAGTGAGTATCAAAGGCTAACTACGGATAGTGATAGATTGACTAATATAATAAGTAGTTTAAGGCGTGGAAACGACAATGCCTACGATTGGGAAAATACTAAGCAAGATATAGGTGAATTGTTTGCTAATAGGGTTGGTTTTGATGGAGAGGCAAAAATCATAAAGGCAAATATTGATAAAATATTGGCTAATGGTGCTGGTTCTATGGATGATCAAAAAAATATTGATAGGTTGGTGAAACGGTTAGAAGATGTTGATGCTTTGGAACAGCGAATAGAAGATTTTGGAATGCAGGCATATACTGGTGCGGAGATGTCTTTACACGCTAATTTGGCTGGTATGTTTAAACGAGGTAAAACCGCAGATGCTAAGTATTGGTCTGATGTGTTTGGTAATATTATAGATGATGATAAACTGTATAATTATTGGCAGGAACATAGTTTGTCTGATAGGATGGCAGACAGGGCAAGGCTTGGTGCGTTGAAGGCGTTTAATAGTGATGATAAAAAAGTAAGAGCTAGGGTGATTGATATATTACAGAGGGCTTATATATCTGATATGACTAAAATTTATAAAAAACGATTTGCTAAAAGGAAAAAATAATGGCTATTGAAGATATTTATGGTGATAAAAATAGTGCCGATGTTTTTAAGGATGTTCTTGGTGGGGAAAAAGGGTTTTATATGGCTGGTATCTCTTCTGAGGCGGAAGAGTTGGATAGTGCTGATATTTTTATGGGTAAGAATAATGATAATAATTGGTTAGAGGAGAGATTGAAGAGTGATGCAGCATCTTTGCCTGTTGTGCATGGGTTTGATGGAGTTCGGGCTGATTTGGAGAGATTCCCTGATTATAATACGGCTAGAATAAAAGATATATTTAGGCGATTAGAAGAAGGAGGCAATAGTATAGATTTTGCCACAAAAAAGAGATCGGTAAATATGATCTCTCAACTAAATATGATTGAGGATAAGTATAGGGATAGGTTGGCTAAATATGCTAGGAGACATCATGTTAGCGTTGCAGAGTTGGCAAGTATGTCCCCGTTGAAAAAGTCTGGTTGGGGTACTGTAGATATAACCAAAGGGCGAGATAAAATTTATAAAAACATGATTGATGATTTGAATCAGTGGGGTAATCCTGAGCTTTTGGATTTGGCAAAAAATGACAATGATAGATTGTTGTTAGAAACAGGAAATATGGTAAGGGATAAAAAGTCAAAGGCTACTGATTTTCTCTTGTTGGCCAAAAAATGGCAAAAAACACAGAAAGACTTATTAAGTTCTTTGCCAAAGAAAATTGTAATACCTAATGGGGTGGATGATAAAAATCGGGCAATTTTGGACGAACAGCAAAAAGAGTTAAGGGACAAAAGGGACAATATAATAAAATATACTCAAGAGATGAGTAATTTTATGCACGAAATGAAAAAACTAAAACGCAACCAGCCAAAAAAACTGGGGCATGGTGAAGAGGCTATAAGAGCATTAAAAAGAATCTATTATTCTAAATATCCTAATGCTGTTGGTGGATTGATGGGAATTTTTAGTGGTGGTAGTGCTGGTGCTGATTATCGTACTGGTGGTAGTGCGATGGCAATGGAGCCTGATCTTATTGAATCTGGAAAAGCCTCTGAGTTTATGTCTTCTAATTGGTGGACAAAAAATGTTGTTGAAGGTAGTGAATCTATTGCAGAAAGTGTAGCTGGTGCATATTTGGCTAGTGTATTGTTCGGCGGTGGTGCTGGTGGTGCTGGTGTTTTGGGTATGAGTGGTGAAACTGTTGGATTTTTGGGCTTTGCTTTGCCTATGGGGTTGGAGGTGGCAGGAAATAAGTTTTCTGATACGTATGAAAAATTATTAAAAGATGGGAAAAGCAAAAAAAATGCTTGGGCTACTGCTACTGTTGAGGGTTTGTTGTCTGCTTCGGTAGAGGTAGCTACAGAAAGAATAGGGTGGGGTACTTGGGGAGAAAAAATGAATAAGGCATTGCATGGCGGTTGGGGTACAAGTTTAGAACGTGGGGTTAGGTTGTCTTTTAAGGATAAGGTACGAGCTTATATTGCTAGTGGTGCTAGTGCTACGTTTGCGGAATTTATGGAAGAAAATATAAGTAGTGTTGGTAATGATTTGATAGATGCTTTACATGGCGATTCAAGAATTGTTAAAATGGTTAAAAATAATAAAATTACTTGGGAAGATGTAGAGCAGGCTAGTAAAGAGGTTGTTGGTAATTTTGCAGGTGTTCTTAGTTCTTTTGGTTTGGGTGCTGGTGGTACTGCTTTGGGAATACATAATGCAGAGGGGATAATTAAAGAGTTTGATAAGATTAAATCGGAGGTGGCTAAAACAAGTACTAGTGTGGATGATGTGGTAGGAACAGTATTAACTAATGGAGAGAAAACTGTTAAGGTTGTTGATGTTAGTGAATCAACTTTAATGGTAGAAGATGCTGAAACTGGAGATATGGGGGAGTTGGTTGATAATGGTAATGGAGAATTGGTAATGAATGGTGATGACAAGCCTTGGAAGCTTGTTCCAGTTACAAGCGAAGAGGTCGAACCAACTGTAAGCGAAGAGGTCGAACCAACCGTAAGCGAAGAGGTCGAACCAACTGCAAGCGAAGAGGTCGAACCAACTGCAAGCGAAGAGGTCGAACCAACTGCAAGCGAAGAGGTCGAACCAACTGCAAGCGAAGAGGTCGAACCAACTGTAAGTGAAGAGATCGAACCAACTGCAAGCGAAGAGGTCGAACCAACTGTAAGCGAAGAGGTCGAACCAACCGTAAGCGAAGAGGGCGAACCAACTGCAAGCGAAGAGGTCGAACCAACTGCAAGCGAAGAGGTCGAACCAACTGCAAGCGAAGAGGTCGAACCAACTGTAAGCGAAGAGATCGAACCAACTGTAAGTGAAGAGGTCGAACCAACTGTAAGTGAAGAGGTCGAACCAACCGTAAGCGAAGAGGTCGAACCAACCGTAAGTGAAGAGGTCGAACCAACTGTAAGCGAAGAGGGCGAACCAACTGTAAGCGAAGAGGTCGAATCAACTGCAAGCGAAGAGGTCGAACCAACCACGGGTGATGATAAAAAATTTAGTTTTACTCTTGATACTCCTGATGATAAGTATAATGTCAGTGGCAAATGGCAGGTTTTTGATGTTGATGATGTTTTGGTTAGTTCAGATGAGGGCTTTCCACAGGAGTTACAACCAAGAAATAGAGATAGTGTACAGTCGAATGCACAGATTTTGTCTATTGCTAAAAATGTTAAATGGCAAAAGCTGTTTGAATCTGCAGGTATTACTAGTTCGGGTGCGCCTTTGGTGTTGCGTGTAAAAGATGGTGAGTTTGGTAATGATAGTGGAAAAGATAAGTTTGTTGTTGTTGTTGGCAATGGTCGCTGGTCTGGTATTCGTATGGGATACAAAAGCGGTACTGGTGCGGATGATTATAAAAAAAATGTTGTAAAACATGCTAATTCGGTTGGTCTTGATGTTAATACTAACAATCCAGTTTTGGCACGGGTTATTGATATTGATAAGTTGTTTAAGAGAGTTGATAATAAGTTGTCTCCTGTTGGGTTTGAAAGTATGGCTGATTTTGCTGTGTCGTCTAATAAGGATGAAAAACTTGATATGTCTAATGTTGAGCAATCAATAGTAGATGCAAAAATAATGTTAGATAATAAATTGTTGTCGGCATACAGGGTAGATTCTAATGGTAATGTTTTGGCTAGGAGTAATGATCCTTTTTTGCAACAATTTGTTAATCTTGTTGGGGCAAGTGGAGTATTGGTTGCTCGGCAAGGTACGGGTGGTGTAGAACAGGTTTGGAGCAAGGAGTTGGCTGGTAGGGTTGAACGGGCTGTATTAGCTGCTTTGTTTTCTTCTTTGCAAGATAAGCAACAATTGTTGGATGCGTTAATAGAGGGGACTGATTTTTATGGGATTGGTAGGGTTGTGTCTGCTGTAAATAAGGTAGCTGGTAAGTTGTTGCAGTTGGCAGATGTAAAACCACAATATAATATTATTCCTGATATTGCTTTAGCAATGCAAAGATTCATCACATATAAAAAAGATATTAAGGGTGGGATTTTTCGTAATATAGATGATTTTGTGGCACAAGGTGATTTGTTTGCTGATGGTCAAAAGCGAACTCGTGCGTCAGAAGCTATTCTTTTGCGGTTGGGTTCTGCTAAAAGAATAAGTGATATTGTGAATTTTTTTACTGAATATCTTGAATCGGTGAAAAAAATTGATGTAACAACAAAGGATATGTTTGGAGTTGAAAATGATTCCAAGGAAACTATTATTGAAAGGATATTGAAAAATGAACAAGAAAAAGAAGCTGGAGGATTATCCAGCACTACAAAAGATGTTCGCTCGACAGGATTATTTACGGAAACACGGGAAGATATTGAGAAACGAGGACGGGAGTCCAAAGACGGGTCTGGACATACTCTCGGAGGTGGACGGAAAGCCGAATCCAAAAAGAAAAGCGGAATGGCTGGCTTGGATGAAGCAGAGGAAGGAACGGAATCAAGAACTGGATCGGCAAGAGCGGATACGGAAAGAAGCTTTGATGAGGAACAGTTGGGATCTGGGACGCAGGATAGCGAAATGGGCGGGTCGGGATCAGTTTCTCTCGAAGATGATGTATCGGGTGTTTATGGCGAAGCCACTGGTGAGGGCGGACTATTGGATGAAGGTGAGGAATCGACTGGAACAGATGGGAGTGGATTCTCAAGTGGTTCGGGGCTACCTATTAGTAGTCGAGGGGTTGGTGGAACACAGGATAATAACCAAGTATCTACTAGCAACACAGGATCAGGAAGTACGGTTGATGTTTCCAGAGATGCTAACAAGGATGGAAGCAGTAAGAGTAGCAGACAAGGAGCTGATGTTGTCGAAGCAACAGCAGAACGAACTGAAGAAGATGCTACCGCTGAAAGTGCAGGACTTGATGCCAGTGATGGAGGAAGTTTATCTAGCTCACAATTGGAAGCTGAGTCTAATAGAGCCAGCAAAGAGATAGTAGCAGAATCAAAGGAGATTAATAATGCCGAAGATTTAGAAGTAAAATCTCCAAGTTTAACCCTAAAAGAAAAATTAAAAGCTCAACGGGAAGCCGAAAAAATTCCTGTTAAGGTAGGTGATAGAGGTAATATAACAAAAACTCTACCATTCTTGTATAAAGAACAACAAGATGATGTATACAAGGCAGAACAAAGGATGTTAGTTGATTCTCCAACTCCAGATGATCCAAAAAAAGGAATGCTTTTCGCAAATGGTACTGGTACTGGTAAAACATTTACGGGGTTGGGGGTTATGAAGCGTTTTATAAAACGTGGTAAGGGTAGAATATTAGTGTTAGTGCCAACCCAAGCTAAGGTTTCCGATTGGATAAAAGAGGCTAAGTTATTGGGAATTGATATAACAAAAATATTAAATGGTAAAGATGCTGGAGATGGTGTTGTTGTTACTACGTATGCAAATATGCGAGATAATAAAATATTACAAAATGCTTCTTTTGATTTGGTTGTCGCAGATGAATCGCACTATCTCAACAGCAATGCAGCTGGAAATAAAACATCTAACCTTCGTGGATTCGACAAAGTAGTTGGAAAAGGAGATTATCAAAAACTAAAACTATTGCAAAATTATTCCAAAGAGATAGAAAAAAATATAATTAAAAAGGGTTATGATCTTGATTCTTGGTTTGATAAAGATGGTAGGTTGTACAGAGATGCCTCATCTTTGTTAAGCGAAAAAAGCAAAACAAAATATGAAAAAGAACTACAAAACCTTGAACCTACAAGGGTTGTTTTGTTGTCGGCTACGCCATTTGCCTATGTTAAAAATATTGCTTACGCAAATCATCTCTTGTTTTATGCACCTGATAAGAATAAGTTTATTATCGATAACTTTGGTTATCGGGTAAGACATGGCAAACTTACTATACCTGATGCAGAAGTTGATACGGGACTATTGGAAAGAGATTTTAGCGATAGGTTGCAATCTGGTGGAGCTATGTCTGTGCGGATGTTATCTGTAGACAAAGATTATTCTAGGCAATTTATTGATGTAGAAAGCGAACTTGGAGCAAAAATCCAAAGAGGCTTAGATTTGATTAATCATGATTCCTATCCTGCGATAGCATCTAATTTGCACCGTTTGCACACTTATCATTATAGAGTTTTATTATTAGAAGCTCTTAAAACAAAGTCGGCTTTGGTGAGAGTTGAAAAACATTTAAACCTTGGTAGAAAGGTGGTAGTATTTCATTCTCGCAAAACAGGAACGCCATCACATCCTTTTAATTTTGAGCCTTTGATAGGTATGTCTTTAGAGAATGATAGTCTTGGGGAAGAGTTAAGAAAAGAGATTAACGATTTTCATACAAAATATCCAATGTATAGGCAACTTGATTTGTCTTCATTACAAAATAGTATTGCGAAGTTCGGAAAAAAATTTGGCAAAAAGGTTGTTATGTTTAATGGGGATATACCAGCAAAACAACGAAATAAAAACATAAAATTATTTAATGATGATCATTCTGGCGTAGATGTTATTTTGGTACAGATGGACGCAGGAAAAGAGGGGATAAGTTTACACGATGTAACTGGCACTGGTAAACAAAGGGTTTTGATGGCTCTTAATCTACCAAACAAACCAGTTGATATTTCGCAAATGGAAGGTAGAATTTATAGATTGGGGGTTAAAAGCAATGCTGTTATAGAGTACTTAAAAACTGGGCTAAATATGGAAAAGTGGGCTTTTGGTAGTTCTATTAATACCAAATCTTCTACTGCCGAAAATTTAGCACTTGGTACAGCAGGCAGAGATTTAAAAACCATTATCAAGGATCAATATATTGATTCATCTTCTGATGCACCTAGTTCTTTTCAAGGAGCAGGTGGAAAGATAGCAGATAGAACTACTAATGTTATGTCTGTATTTAAAAAAGCAATTACATATTTTTATAAAAGAGAGAAAAAAAATAAAAAAACTTCGGGGTATGGTGGAGTTGATTTTTTTGCAACTCCTGAGCCATTGGGGTTGAAGATGGTGGAATGGTTGCATTTAGTAGGTGGAGATAATGTTTTAGAGCCGTCGGCAGGCGATGGTGCTATTGCACGATGGTTTCCTGAAAATGTTCGGGGTGTGATGTTAGAGCCGTCCGATAAATTGGCAGGTGATTTAATGGTTAGGGTTGGGGGTAGTGTTTATCCTATCAAGTTTGAACAATATGATATTCATAATAAATTTGATGGGATTGCTATGAATCCGCCTTTTGGAAAGCAGAGTAAGCTTGCTTTTGAGCATGTGGCAAAAGGTTTTATACATCTTAAGAATGGTGGGCGTATTGTTGCTTTGGTTCCTTCTGGAAGGTCTTTTGACAAGCGTTTTGTTCCTTGGCTTGAAAGCAAAAAAAATGCTTATCTTAGAACGGTTATTGATCTGCCTGCTGGTATATTTAGTCGGGTAGGAACTGGGGTAAAAACAAAAATTCTTATTATAGATAGGGTGGATAATGATATAACTGTACCACCAACATCTAAAATAGATATTATGCAAAATGTAGCAAAACCATCTATTAAAGAGTTTTTTGATAAAATAGAAGATATGAGTGTTGTAGATAGAATGGATGTACCAACACCAACTAAAACATTTAAAAAATTTGGGGTTAATTTTAGCCTTAAAAAAGAGGGTGATAAGGTTATTGTTGTTTTAGCAGGAAAAGATTTTATCAAAGCGGCTGGTAAGACTTTCTTTCGTTTTTTGGGTGATAGTGGGGATAAAAACGAAGCATGGACAGCACATACTAATCAGAGCCAAGATAGGGGCAAAAATTCAATTGTTGTTAGTATGGGGTTAGTAGCACCTAATAAAGTATATTTTGGAAGTCATTTGGAAAAAAACAAGGTGATTAGAGTATCGGAGCTGGAAGAAAGTTTTGCAGAATATATAGATAGGTTTTCGCATTTTGGGTGGGGGAGAGGATTGAGCAATCTTAAAGATGAAATTGAAGAAGGCAAAAACAATATTCATAGTTTGGTTGTTCCTCAAGCTGAATTGGGGGGTGAATCGTTTGTTTCTCCATCAAAAGATATTTTGCCAAAAAAGAAAACAAAAAAGAAGACAGCAAAGTCGGATATAATAAAATTTATAAATGATAATTTTATGGTTGTTCGGAAAGGCAGAAGTGGGCGGTTTAAAACTAATAAAAGTGGGGGTGCTTTGGGATTCTACAGCTCTTCTGAAAATGAAATAAGGCTTAAAAACTCGGAAGATATAGAAGTAGTTATGCACGAGTTTGGACATGCTTTGCATGGGGCGCTGTTTGGTAAGCAAAAGGGGTATAATGACAAGATAAAAGGTCTAGTTGGTTTGAGTGGAGTACTAAGTAATGTAGCATTACAAGAGTTAGAAGCACTTGGCAAAGCTACAACACCGCTAAAAAAACAAGCTGATAAAAAATATTTACAAAAAGAGGGAGTTGCGGAATATGTTCGCAGGTATATTTTTGCACCAGATACAGTAACAACCTATGCACCAGTGTTTACAAAAGCATTTACTATGTTATTAGCAGAAAATCCTGATGTATATAAGGTTGTCTCTACCTTGCAGAATATGGTGGCAGAATACCAATCGTTGAGTGAATTTGAAAGGGTTCAGTCAAAAATCAAAAACAAAAAAGAAAAAAAACCAACCATTAAAAATTTTTCAAGAAAAATGAAAAAAATTATAGCTCGAATAGACGAAGAGATGTATGATGCGTTATCTCCGTTACGTCGGGCTTTTGATAAGGTAATCGCTGCAAAGCCAGCTTTAAAAAATGAAGTTGAAAAAATTTGGTTAGAAGCATGGATGTTGCGTGGAGAAGCAGGACGGGTGTCAGCATTTTTATCACATCAAGTTTTTGATAGTGGGTTAAGGCGGTTGAATGTAAAGCCGTTTGCTCAAATATTATCAGATGCGGTAAAAAATAATGTACTTGCAGAGTTTGAAGTATATTTAGTAGTTAATCGCTCTCTTGAATTAATAGAAAGAAATATAAAAACTGGGTTGGAAGATATTTCTTTGGAAGAAATAAAAAATAAGTTGCAGGAAAAACATCCTGTACTTAAAAAATTAGCCAAAGATTTAAAAAAATATCAAAATGCCTTACTTATGTATTATGCAGAATCTGGAATGATGAAACTTGCAGATGCAAAAGCAATGATAAGTGAAAATCTATCTTATGTGCCATTTTATCGCTGGTTCGATAGCGATTTAAAAGAAGAAAATATCAATAACTCTTTTTTACAAGTAAGTGGTAGTTACGTAAATATTCCGTCGGCGATTAAACGGCAGTTTGGGAGTACTAGGAGTATTATATCACCTCTTTCTGGGATTGTTATGAATACTGTTAAAATGATTTCTAAAGCGGACGAAAATAGAGTTGGTCAACTGTTCTCTGATTTGGCGAACGATGATGAAACAGCATGGTTAATAAAAAAATTGGATAAACAATTTAATATGAAGCCTATTACTGTATCTGTGGGTGAACTTCTCCGTGATTTCGAGGGGCAGGGCATTGGTTTGGTACATGCAGGCACGATGGAACGGCTAAACGAGGGAATCATCTCAAAAGAATCTAATATTTCTGGTGATGGTGATAATTTAGAACCGTTGGATTATAGTGGTGAACAGTTTGAGTCTCGTGAAGTAACGATTTATCGTCCTGTAGACTTAAGGGCGTTGCCTGATGAATCTTTTATTAGGGTGTGGAGAGATGGTTTACCTGTGGTTTACCAAGTGGATCCTGATGTGGCAGGGGCATTGCGTGGTATATCTATGGGAAAAGCACATTGGTTTATTAATTTAATATCATTACCAGTAAAAACCCTGCGAATAGGTGCAACAACAGCACCAAGTTTTGTTGTTAATAATATTGGCAAAGACCAAACTGCTGTGTTTGTTAATTCAAAATATGGTTATAATCCTTTAATAGATTTTATCAAAGGAGTATATTCTTTTGTTAAAAAAGATGACAGTTATATTGATTTTTTAAAGGGTGGTGGGGCTAATGCTATGTTTGTATCGCAAGATATAGATAGGAGTAAAAGAGATATTGAGGAGTTGGTAGCTTTTGGAGCAAAAGGTTATCGGGGGGTTTTGCGGCGTGGCAGGTGGGTTTTATCACACCCAATAGCAAGTGCAAGAAAATTTGGAGAGATGTCAGAAGTTGGCACTCGACTCGGAAATTTTAAAAAATCTTTTATGGCATTACAAAAACAACTTGCACAAAAAGGTAATACAAAAAATCCAATACTAGACTGGGTTTATAACTTCTTGGGAATTTTTCCTGGTATTATGAACAATAGCAACGATTGGCAAAAATCAGATACTAGGTTGTTAGAAAAAATAAAAGAATATAATCTTGAAGAAGAATATAACAATATGGTTTATGTAGTTGAGCGGATGAGGGATATTAGTCCAGAAGAAAAAGAATCAATCAAAAAAGATACAGCTATACATTTGGTAGATATGGCTATGCGTGTGGATTGGAGAAATATACTTCTAAAATCGGCGTTGTCTGCACGAGATGACAGTTCTGATTTTGGGCGGTGGGGTAGATCGGGTAAGATTGGTAGTAGAATCTGGGCATTTATGAATCCAAACTTACAAGAACAATCAAAAATTTGGAGGATGCTAAAAGATCCAAAAACAAGGTATGGTTATATTGCAAGAGCTTTAGTTGCCATAACAATCCCTACTTTGTTAGAATCATTGTTGTATAGAGATGATCCAGAATATCAAGATATAGACAAATTATCTAAAGATATATTGTATCATGTAAAAATAGGAGATAGGTTTATTCCTGTTTTTCCAAAAGCATGGGGGCTTAATACTATTTTTGGGAATATACCAAGAGATATAATGAATGGTATATTAGACGCTATGGATCCAGAGCAAGAGCAACATCTTGTGAGTGATTTAATAAGTTCGTTTAATCATGGTTTTGCTATGCAGTTTGTACCAACATTAGCAATTCCGTGGATTGAAAACAAAGCAAACAAAAGCCTTTTTACTGGTGGTACAATTGTGCCGTTATCGGCACAAGGTTTAGAAGCAAAGGATCAATACAAAGATTCCAGTAGTTTAACAACAAAAGTAATAGGTAATGTAGTACCAGGAGAGGGTGCATCGCCTGCTAAGATAGACAACTATGTTACTTCGTGGTTCGCTGGTTTAGGTAAATATGGGTTGCTCGCAGTAGACAAAGCACTTTCTATGTTTATAGAAGATCCGTCGGGCAATGATTATCGTCCGATAAAATATGATATACCTATTATAAGAAGATATTTGCCAAACTATTCCCGTTCTCGCTCTATTTCAAAATTATATGATATATATAAAGATACAAAAACTCAGTTAGCATCATACGCCATTGCCAAACAAGCAGGCGATACAAAAAGAATGAAAGAGATAACCCAAACCGATAATTGGAAAATCAACACATATTATAGCAACAAAAAAAGAAAATTTTTATTTAACTATTATGATAGTATGAGTAGGATAGCTAGGTTGCGGAGAGATATTAGGTCATTACGAAAAAATAAAGAGATGACCGATTTTCAAAAGACCGAAATTGCAGATGCCAAATTAAAACAAATTAGGTCTATTGCTAGAGAAGTAATTAAAGATTACAACAAAAAAAGAATAGATATACTCAAAAAGATATAATATTGTTATTGCATAATTATTGCATTACCATTATATTACTTTTTTAACCCAACCAACCAAAGGAGTAATATAATGGTAAATATCTACTTTGAAAAAAAAAGAGGTTATTATATAACCTTTAGAAAAAACAAAAAAAATTTTTTTAGAACTCTTAAAGGTTTTAAAAATCAAAAAGAGGATAAAAAAATTGTAGTATCTATTGCAAAAACAATAGATGCAATTCTTTTAAATCAACAAAGAACAGATACCGTTCTTAAATTATTAAGAGAAGTATCATCGTCGGTAGTAAACGATTTTCGCTTACCGTTAAGCCATGTATGGCAAGAATATATTTCCCGTCCAAACAAAAAACAAAACAATCAAGCAACCGAAAAAACAAGAGGATTCCGCTGGAACTCTTTTATTAAATTTCTTGCTGTAGAATATTCCGAAATAGAATATTTACACGAAATAAATCCAACACATATACAAAGGTATATGGATTTATTGTTTACAAAACACAAATCACCTACCACAATAAATAATACAATCGGCTCTTTAAGTGTTATTTGGCAAAGATTAATGATAGATTATAATATTTACCTTAACCCATGTAAAACCGTAGAAAAATTTAAAGCTATTGTAATACAAAAAGACAACCTAACACCAGCAGAAATAACATCGCTTTGGGCGGTAGCTTGTAGGTGGGCGACAAATCAAACAAAATTCTGGGCGTGGGCGGTAGCAGTATCATATTATACAGGGCTGAGAATCGGCGATATTGCTAATATAAAATATGAAAATATTGATATTGCAAACAAAACATTGACTGTTTTACCAAGAAAAACAGCAAAGACCAACCAAGTACCACTAATATTTACCTTACATGCAGACATGTTGCAATATATTCCCTTAGAAAGAGTATCAGAATTTCTCTTTCCGTGGTATGCAAAAGCATACAATAGCAACGATTCTAAGTTTTGGGATCAACAACGCAAATTGTTTGCAGAAGCCAATATAGCCACAACAAAAGAAACTACCCAGGGTAAACGAACAACAAAAGGAATGCACTCTTTGCGAGTACATTATGCAACATCTCTTTTGGGTGCAGGAGTATCATTGTCCGATGTACAGAGTGGTATGGGGCATAGCAATCCAGCCATGACCGCATCGTACAATAGAACCAATGATGCAGGAATAAAAAATATCCAAAAAATTAAAAATATTTCTTGACAAAAAAGAGATGCCGTTGTATTGTATTAATACAACGGCATTGAAGCCTGCTAGTCCTTTGTTTTTTAACAAAAATATTTATCTTTTAGCTAGCAGGCTTTTTTTATTGGTTTTATTTAGCATTGTAGTACAGTAAAACCAAGTGATTTATACATTTCCACAACCTCATCTTCATCATCAAAAACCGCAACTACATTATTAGGTGTAAGACCAAGCGAATTTACAATCGCTTTTTTTGCCGCTGCGTTGCTTAGGTTGTTTTGTTTAAATCCTCTCATCTGCAAACTCATGTTGGCAGATGGGTAAAAACTAAAACACTCTTCTATAAGTTCTCTTGTTTCCCCTCTTATCACCTCACTTCTTCCAGTAATAAATATAGGTATAATACTGGTGTTAGATATAATATCAGTAATTAATTTAACTATATTATAATTAATTTTGTCATTCCAAATTGTTTTATAATATTTTTCCCAATTGGTATTAGGGTTTTTCATTGCTTTTTTTCTTTTTGGGTCTGGGATAGTAATTGTACCATCAATATCCACAATAACAAAAAGATTATCGGTAGTATTTAGTTTGTTTTGCATTGTTGCTCCTTATTTTCTATTGTCTTTATTTCATCTTGCAGATACCAAAGGGCTTTCTTTAAATCATCTAGTGATGATTCATTGCCTTTTAGTCCAGATACCAAAGGGCTTTCTTTAAATCATCTAGTGATGATTCATTGCCTTTTAGTCCATTCCGCCATAGATATTTAACTACATTGCCTAAGTTAAAACCCATGTGTCGAGTTATTACAATACATTCTACACCGCTTGGGTGTTCTTTGTAGTGATGGGGGTTTACCTTATCCGTCATTATTTAATACCTTTTAACAACTTAAGCATTCTGAACCAATTCACCATAAAATTTTTATTACTGTATTTATACTTCCATCTTCCTGTTATCATAAAGTGTAGGGGGAGTGATAAAAACATTAACAAAAATAAAGTTATCGCAAATGGTAGCGTAATTCTAATATACCATGGTACTTTTTGTGTATCTACAGTATAAAATCTCCAGCCAAGTGCTTTAAGTCTACATATTATCTCGTCATTGTCTATATCAGATAGTTCAGGAAACTCTTTTGTAAATGCAGAGATATTAGAAAAACCCTGCGACCAAGTCCGTTTTAATTTTTTATATATCATGATTTAATTCCTTTCTATGGTTTGCGGTTGTTGATATACACAACCAGTAAATTTAACACTCGTCGCCCAATGCCTTATATACAATGTTAGGCGTAATTTAATATCTATATAATTCGCCAGACATACCTTCTATAAATTCAGCGTTACAATCATTTCTTACACATCTTAATTTTGAAGTATGATTATATTTTGAAGTATATCTAAGTTTGTGAAATCCTATTTTACACCAAAAACTACGCCTAACAACGGCTATAGTGGCATTACTTAATTTCGTTAATTTATCAAATTCATCACTCATATCAAATTCTTCTTTCATATTAAATTTATTTTATTAGGTTAAACATTATTTTTCCTTTTTGCCACCGCACTTTGGTTTTTGCAAAACCATTTGGTTAAATAATTTTAAATTCCATTTTGCATCTGCAAGTGCGTTATGCTCGTTTACATTATTAGGCACGTTTTTATTCTTCCATTCCTCTGTAAATCCATTCTCATCCATAGTTTGTTTTAAATCCTTACAATAC